ACATATGGCGCACAAAATGGTCTAGTAAGCCTCACAAATATCAGAAATACACTAGCTGACCAATTGGCAGTTGCAGGAATACGAAATGCTGACAGGTATTTTGCGCCTATTACTGAGGAAATTGAAATGCAAATGCTACAGCAACAGCAGGCGGCTCAAGCGGCTCAGGGTCAAGCGCAAGATCCAAACGCGGCATTCTTGCAGGCAGAGCAAATGAAAGTGCAAGCTAAGATGCAATCCGACGCCGCCAAATTACAAATGGATATGGCTAAGAATGCTCAGGCTGATGACTTGAAACGCGATCAAATGGCGCAAGATTTACTTGTAGACGCCGCCAAGATTTACGGCGAGTATGGCACTAAAGTAGACGTTGCCAGAGTTAAGGCGGAGCAAGATAAAAACCGCATGATTGGTGGCATTGCACAAGGAAATATGTCATAATGGCGCAAGTTATAAGAATAGAAGCAGAAGAGGCCAGACGTTTAAAAAACGATACGGCTTTTCAAAAGTTTGTAAAAAATGTTCGCGAAGATCAAATGAAGATTTTCGCAGAAAGTAGTGCATCAGACGTAGATGTGCGTGAGGAAGCTCATTCAATAGTGAGGGCTTTAAACGAAATCGAAATTACACTCGACGCCGCAATATCGGCAGAGGTAATTCTTGATAAACAAAGGAAGTAGCACCGATGTCATCGACTACACTAGAAGAAGCTGTAGACAGCATGATCGTAACACCTGACGCGGAAAAAGATCAGGAACAAAATTTGGACGAAGCTCCAGAACAAGTGGAAGCAGTTAGCGACGGCGAAGCTGAAGAAATGGAAGCTGTAGACGAGGGTTCAGATGACGCTGAAGAGCTATCCAGCGATGATGATAGCGAGATCGACTACGAAGACCCAGAGGCAGATGACACTGAGCCAAACCAAGAAAGAATGATCGAAGTCACAGTAGACGGAGAGAAGCAGTATTGGACAGAGGCTGAGTTACAACGTGACGCCGCAGGACAGAAGGCGATTAACAAAAGGTTTCAAGAAATAGCACAAGTGCGAAAGCAGTTTGAGCAGAAAGAAGCCGAAATAGCGAAGCGAGAAGCGCAAGCTCTTGGTCTAGCAAGCCAGATACAAAATGGATCGTTGGTAGCACCTACGCCCCCTAGTTCTGAACTTTTTGAAAGTGATCCAATCGGATACATGGAACAAAAGATGAAGTACGACGAGGCGAAGACTGCATACGATCAGTCAATGTATCAGGTTCAAACTTTACAACAGCAACAACAGCAAGCTCAAGCGCAGGCGCATCAGTCGTATCTGCAAGAGCAGGCCGAGGTGCTTAGAAAACGTATCCCAGAGATTGCAGATCCTGTTAAGGGTGAAGCATTAAAACAATCGCTAGTTCAAACTGGTGTAGCTTACGGATTTACTGAAGACGAAATGTCTATGGTAACTGACGCAAGATACATCGAAGCATTGAACGACGCGAGGAAATATCGGGAGCTGAAATCTAAGCGTAAGGCTACGCAGGCAAAAGGCGAAAAAGCTCGCCCTGTCGTTAAAGCTGGCGTAAAGAAGCGAAAATCAACTAGCGTTCAAGCGGAGCAACAAAAGGCGCAACAGCGCTTAATGAAAACAGGTTCAATCGATGATGCATTGAGCCTAATGTTAAACAATGATTAACATTAAGTTAGTCTTCTAGTCTCTGAAAGGACAAACACATGGCACAGCCAGCAAATACATACGACTCGTATGATAATGCGAATAGCATTCGTGAAGATATCCAAGATATCATTTACAACATTTCACCAGATGAAACACCATTTTTATCTGCATGTAAAAAAACAACTGCAAAATCAACTTTGCATGAGTGGTCAACAGACACGCTAAGATCATCTGCGGCGAATGCCCATATCGAAGGTGACGACAGTGCGGCAACAGCAATATCTGGTGTTACTCGTTTGAACAACAGAACGCAGATCTTTAAAGATGCAATTGTTATCTCCGACACTGACGAAGGTTTATCAAAAGTAGCCAAGCAAAAGGAGATGAGTTACCATATCCTTAAAGCTGGGAAAACCATGAAATTGGATATTGAAAAGGCTCTTTTCGATAACAATGCTAAAGTTGCTGGTTCTGCAACTGCGGCTCGCGAGCTTGCTGGTGCGCCAACATGGTTAACATCAAACACTGTCAAAGGTTCTGGCGGCGCTGATGCTAATGGTACAGGTTCAAATGCTCGTACTGATGGTACTCAAACAGTATTCACTCAAGCTAAGTTTGACACAGTGATGCAGAGCGTTTGGGAAAATGGCGGAACAGGTTCAAAGACTGCATATTTGTCAGCATTTAATATGACAAAGTGTCTTGGATTTGCTGGTAACAACAACCAAAGAGCAAATGTGGTGGGATCTGATGAGAGAGTAATCAACTCAATTTCCATATATTTAACACCTTGGGGCGAGATATCGCTGAGGCCATCGAGAGAGAACAGATCACGCGATGTGTTCTTAATGCAGAACGATACATGGCAAGTGGCTACTCTACGTCCAATGAAAAACGTAGAATTAGCAAAAACAGGGGATAATTCGAAAAGACAACTAACCACTGAACTCACATTGGTATGTACTTCAGAAGCGGCAAACGGCATGGTAGCTGATTGCACAACTTCATAAAACAACTATAGTAAGGGGGGGAAACCCCCCTTATTTACTTTAGGAGTGATTTATGGCTACACCACGAAAAGGCAAAGCAAAAGCAAAAGTAGTTAATGGAAGAAAAATTAGCTATGGACAAGCTGGGCTTGCAAAAGATGGTAAGCCAAGAGTAAGAGCTGGCACAAAAAAGGGTGACGCATACTGCGCTAGATCTGCTGGTCAAAAGAAGAGATCTCCGAAGGCGGCTAAAAATCCGAATAGCCCATTGAATTTATCACGTAAACGCTGGAAATGTTCTGGCACTAAATCTAAGAGAACATAAGATGACAAGCTCGAAAATAGGCGAAAAGATTGAAATATCTGACAATGGCGAAATTAATATAAAGCGCACATTTGATGGTAGCCAGATGATGCGTGACGCTGAATACGCTCGACAAAATGCAGATAATAGTTTTGGCTCAGATCATAAGCTAATTGCACAAGTTGATGCGGCTCTAATTGGCGTTTGGCTTAAAGAAGCTGGCGTGAGCTGGAGCGATACAGAGGCGGCTAATCAAGTTGTTAAAAGAAAATTAACGTCAGGCGAATTTGCTGACTTACGAGTATGGCAGGGGAAATATTGATGGAAATGGCAGACTTATGGAGTGGCACGCTCACATTCGCACTGGCGTTTGTGGGTTTTGTTTTACGCGGATATGTTCTAGAGTTGAATAGATTACAAATTCTGTTGAACAGAACGCGAGAGGAATATGTGACCAAAGTCGATAACAGTGCGTCAATGAATAGATTGTTTAGCAGACTAGACGCAATAGACGCTAAGATGGATCGCATATTAGAACGGAAGTAAAATGCTACGTTTTTTTATAACAAGTTTTTTCATCATTTTTGGCAGTTTTGTTTATGCTGAAGATGATACAATAAATACCAATACCAATATCAATTCCAGTGGGTCTATGGATACAACTATACAAAGCCCACCACCATCAGCGATCTCACCACAAGTCAGCACAAGCGGATCTGATTTGTGCGTCGTGGGGATCTCAGGCGCAGTACAGACGCAGATATTAGGCATCTCTGGCGGCAAAACTGTGAAGGATCTAAACTGTGAGCGCATTAGAGCAAGTAAACTACTCAGCGATTTAGGAATGCGTGTAGCTAGTGTGGCTCTGTTATGTGTCGATGATAGGGTCAAAGAGGCAATGAAAAACGCTGGCACGCCCTGTCCAATAAATGGGAAAATAGGAGATGAGGCTAGGCTTGAATGGGAGATGAAAGCTGTGGAAGCGCGTATAAGTGAAGACCAGAAAAATCTAGTGGAAAGGCTTTTTGATGAACAAGCTGAAACAAAAATTGGGCTGGGTGTTATCATTAGCACTTTGTTCTTCTTACTCTTACTCTAACGCCGACCCATATAGTTATTGGGCGAGTACAAATGCCGCCAAAAATGGATTGAGCTGGAGTATGTCATCTGTCTTGCCATCAATTGGCGGCGTAGACATAAATGGCCTGATTTACAGATATACTACAGAAAAAGAAACAGACGCAGATATGAAGGTGACAGTCGGTAATCTAAACTTTGGCGGCGATGGTTACTTGTTCAAAGAAACTGATGATTGGTCTGGCGTGCCATCGAATACAATCACAAAGTCATTTCCATTAAATAATATTCCGCTAGAACATTGGGGCGATGGGTCAATCACAGTTGAGGGTGATGGCACTGTTAAGGATGCTACAGTTGTATATACATTTCGCGTTGACGAGTGTTATGACCCACAGCTTAATCCAAGTTGCGCTGGGTATAAGAAGCCTATCCCAGAGATCCCAGAGGTTGAGGTTTATAATGCATTGGAAGATGACGCAGTTGTAGACGCAATTGAAGAGGAAGAATACGAATATCCAGACGAGGCTAAAATCCCAGAGGATGATGAAGACGATGACAAGCCAACAAAAATAGAGCTGGGTTTGATGTCTGCTGAGAATGCATTGACTATGTTTCAAGATTATAATCAAAACGAGCTTATTAATATGATCAACAACCAAACCAATTTGCAAACGTACTATGATCTTGCCCTAAATGGTGGTATATACAAAGATAAGCATAAGTTAAGTCAAAAACAAATGCCAGATAACAAAAGAGCTTTAAGGGCTAATTTGGCACAACAACTAAAGCATGAACAAATGGTAGACATGCAGTACAATAAGTGAGGTTAATATGAAATATTTAGCAATACCACTATTAGCACTAGCTACACCAGCTTTTGCAGATAGTGTCGATATAGTGGGCAACGTGTCTGCGAAATGTATAATCCAGACAACTAAAAGTGGTGTATTTGGATCTCCTACGGCAAACAAGTTAAGTACAAGCCCAAGCGATGGCGGAATACATCCAGAGGTTAGAATAGATGTCGCAATTGCGAATAGCTACACAGCTAATATCACGCATCCAACAACTTTTACCTCATCACCATCCCTAAATGACACTGTGACGTGGACAGGATCTGTCAGCGTTGTGAATACGAGTGACGCGGCTATGTCATCATATGACACTAACAAGACGACTGCTGGGGCTACTACAAGCTACTCGTTAACAACTGCTGGCTCTACATGGTTTGCAATATCAAGCGTTGCTGAATATGGCGGTGGCAAGCCGTTTACAGGCGGAACGTATACAGCTCAGGCTACAATATCGTGTATACCCACCTAAAAGCGATTGTAATTGCTACGTTATTGGGGTCTGGCGTATCTGCTCACGAACAGACCCCAGCCTACCCAAAAAAGCAGTATTCCACAGTGAATGGGATTGTTAAATTTGAGCTATCAATTTTTAACTCAAGGGAAGAGGTAAAGTATTACCAAATTGGTGTATTTGATAAAAATTTTGTGGGGCTTCCATTTTCGTCAAAATATAGGATAATGAAAGTCGATTACAAAACGAGAGTAAATTTTGATGTATATGTTAGAAAAGTTGATTTAGATAGGGCAATGTATATTTGCACAAAATCAAAACTGCTAAAAGATAACAAATCTAAGCCATTTGTGTCATCCTTGATATGCTCAAAAATTATGGAGAAAACTAAATGAAATATGCAATCATTCTATCCTTAATTGCTGGCAGTGCATTAGCCGACAGCTCGTCACTTTCTCTGGCGCTACCAACGCCTAATATCAATACTCAATCTGATAGGATAAGGTCTGGTAGCATAGAATGCTCGAACTCTATCTCTGGGTCTACACTGCTGGAATATGGATTAACTGGGCTGATCTCTGGACTTGATACGAATGCTAGAGGTAAAGATATTGGCATTTATGCACGCATTGTCATTCCACTAAATGCGCCTAAGAAACGTATTGAATGCCAGAAATTATTTGAGGTTGAATTATTACAGCGCAAAATGGAAATACGCATGTTGCAGGAAGAGCTGAATGCAATGAAAAATCTGCAATCTACAAATATGGAATTTGAGAACTAATGGTCGATACAACTAAAATCGCGGATGGTATTGATGGTTTAGCTGAACGCCAACTACAAGCTGGGGGCATGAAGCTGACGGCTGGTTCTATACTAGCAATATTTGCATTCCTGTCTACAGTGGGATCTGGTCTATATGGTGGCTTGCTGATGTGGCAAAAGATTGAAGAGATTGCTGGTTTAGACATATCCGCATACCAACAACAAATGGATGTGATGGATGCTAAGGTTACAGGCATATCTGAGAAAGTCGAGGAAAGCGTCGAATACAGTCGTGATATTAAAAATGGCCTTAAAGATGATCTGTTGCGGCTTGAGGGTCAAGTTGACAGAATTGAGGACATGGTAAGAAAATCTGAAGATAGCGTCAGGGAGATGATCGACAAGGCTGAGGTGCGCTTTGAAAATCAGAGAGAACGTGTTAGAGTTTCACAAAACGGCGAAATGAAAGAGCTGGAAGATAAACTAATGAAGAAACTACAAAGGGCGCTGGATAACCCTCTGGCGGATTGACATGGATGAATTTAAAAAATTTGATGTAGATGGAAATGGCACGATTGATCAGGCCGAGTGGGATCGCATGGCTCTGGAAGACAGGCGTTTAAAAATGTTAGATGACGATGCACAACGTGACTCGATTAGGTCGATGAGTTGGTTCGCATTGTTTGGAATGTTGCTATACCCATTTGCTGTGATAGGCGCAGAAATTTTTGGTTTAACAGAAGCCGCCAAGATATTAGGCTCGATGGCAAGCATTTACTTTGTGTCTGTTGCTGGTATTGTATCTGTATTTTTTGGAGCTAACGCATTGGCGAAAGGAAAAGACAAATGATTGGATTAGGATTAATAGGTCAAGTTGCCGATCTTGCTGGCACTATGATTGAAGGCAAAACTGCTGTGAAGAAAGCAGAGGCGCAAACTAAAATGAAAATAGCGACAGGCGAGATCGATTGGGATATTGCCGCCATGAAGGCTACTGAGAATAGCTGGAAGGACGAGTGGATTACATTGCTGTTTAGCATACCCCTCATTCTGGCATTCTGTGGCGATTGGGGTAATGGCATTGTGCAAGCTGGTTTTGCGGCACTGTCAAACATGCCTGATTGGTATCAATACAGTCTAGGTGGTATTGTAAGTGCATCTATTGGGATGCGTGGTGTAAGTAAATATTTTGGGAGCAAAAAATAATGTCACTGTATGAAAACATTCATAAGAAGCGTAAGCGCATTAAAGCTGGAAGTGGCGAGACAATGCGTAAAAAGGGTGCTAAGGGCGCTCCAACGAACAAGGCTTTTAAACAAGCGGCTAAAACTGCTAAGAAAAAGCCAACTAAACGTAAAACTAAAAAGGCATAATCATGAGTGAAGCAATGAAAAAGCTCCAAGATAAAGTTGGTGTTGGGGCAGATGGTCATTTCGGCAAGAACACTGCAAAAGCCATTGCCCAATATTATGAGCTATCTAATGAGAGAGCCGCGCATCTAATGGGTCAGGCGAGCCACGAAAGCGGTCACTGGCGGCACACAAGAGAAAATCTGAACTACAGTGCCGAAAGTATGATGCGCGTCTGGCCTAGCCGTTTTCCTGATCTAGCATCCTGCGAGGGATATTCTCGAAACCCAACGGCACTAGCTAACAAGGTTTATGGTGGGCGCATGGGAAATAATACAGAGACTGATGGTTCAACTTACATTGGTCGCGGATTTCTACAATTAACAGGAAAAAATAATTACAGGGCATTCAGCTCCGATATGGGTTTACCTGAGATTATGACAGATCCAGATCTGGTGGCTACAGATTATGCATTTGATACTGCGCTTTGGTTCTTCAAAAATAACAAGTTATTTAACATCGCAGACGATGGTGTGAACGACGAAACAATTTTAAAAATCACACGTCGGGTCAATGGCGGCACACATGGGCTTGTGGATAGAACTGGCGAAACAAACAAAATCTATGAGTGGCTCAACGCATAACAATAAAATCGGTAGAGCTGGCGAATTTCTGGCTCTATCGAGATTATCATTCGCTGGCATTTCCTGCATCTTGGTTCAGCACGAAATTGACGATGCATACTTGAAAACGCCAAGCGGTGTATTGCTGACTTTACAGGTCAAGACTGCCAGCAAGAAAACAGGAAATGCGCGGCAGTACAGGTGGAATACACAGCCCCTTGGAGATAATAAAAAATCTGATGTGTATGCACTGGTGGCATATGATATAAAGAAAATTTACTGGGCTAGAGGTGACGATCCAATAATAAAGAAAACGTCAACTCGATTGTATCCAGATCAATTTGTAGATGAAGAAAAATTATTAAATCAAGTAATAAACAGCTTCACAGATTAAATAAATCACTTGATGATTTACGCTGTTAGATTTATTTAGGCGTGTGGGCAATTCGGGCATGATTTGCCCACACGATATATTTATTTTATTTTAAAGTAAACGTAACGCAGAGACTTAGCTCCAGCGTTGCCTATGATCGGTGTGGTTTTCTCGTAAGCACGATCAACTAATTTTTGACGATACATGACGTTAAGCGTCCACGCTATATCAGATACGCCAATGCCACTGCTTAAAGCTATCATAGTGGTAGTATACCTCTTATAACTTTTCATATGCTTTAGTATAGCGTCGTACTTCTTTTGAGGTATTGGTTTAATTTTCCTCAGATCATTGTCAGTCACAAAGTTTTTGTGTGACGGCTTGTTAACTGTGATTTGGCGTGGCCTCTCAAAAGTTTTATTGATGTTATTTCTGAGGCCACGTTTGATCTGCTCTTTCTCAAAATTGTATAGCAAGTGGGAATACATAATCTCATATTTATGTGTAGGCTCATCCCTCATGGCTTGGGCGACTTGTTCTTTCGACGCATAAGCGAAAGCTGGTGTTCTACATTGTTCAATATTGCCAGTTGCTCTTGCAACATCCACAGATAATAGCTCCTCGTTCTCACCTCTTTGCCCTTCAGATCTTCCTGAACTGCCTCGTTGAGCTTGATTAGCCTCGTTATTGCCTTGTAGCAATCTTTGGTGTTCATTTACATTCTCCTCATTCATCATTTTCACGTCTCACAAATTTTCCCTGATCATCAAGGGCTGGTATTAGCCTGCTGGGTTTTTCTGGCATTTCTGGCAAAATCAATCCAGTGCCAGCGCAGTTTTTGCAATCAGCCTTTTCATACAAGTAAGTTTCATGAAAGATATTATAATCTTTCTCAAATAGTGTTTCGCCTGCGCCATCACATTCTGGGCATGGGTAATATTTACTTGCCATTGGTTAATCCTTTCGGTCTGAGCTTTGGTACAATAAATGACGAGCTGATGTAGCTTGTCTCGATGCACTGAGCCATACTATCCATCTTCTCATATGGCTTGTAAACGGCTGGCAATGCTTCACCACATTCACGCGCACTGCGGTATAGCGTGGTATCCTGTAGCTCCACGCCGCCAATGACATATGTGAGAACGAGTGTTGTGTAGAATGTCATAATTTATCCTTTTCTGTTGATTTTGGCTTTGTAAAAAAAGGTGTTTCTGTTGGATCAATTGTTTCCATAACTTGATCCAATGCCTCTCTGGTTCTTTTGGTTTTTTCTTGCTCTACAAGCTCATCCAAGTAAGCATTAAATTTATCCAAAGTAAGTAAACGTGAGGCTCTAGCAATATCTCTAACCCAATTGCTATCTTTTAATTCAGCATTACAGGCAACACTAGCATAAGCGCCACACCAAAACTCATAATCAGATTTTAGTTTTTTTAATGTAGCCATTATTCATCCTCTGCAAATGTGTGGGCATAGCCAATTTCAGTTAAGATCCACTTACAGCCGCCATCCAGCTTATCTTTATAATTAGGTATAACTGCGCCAATTAATTCATCGGCTGGCTTCATGTGTGTGATACCAGCCTCAGCTAAGATTTTCTTTGGTAGAAACACTTCGTCGTGTTCCTTGTGAGTGAAAGCAAAGCCGAAGCCATGCTCATGAATTGATTTAATAATTAATCTTTGCATTATCTTATCCTATTTTAGATACAATTTTGACGTCATTAAAATACCTTCTGGCATCATGTGGATGTTGCCAAGAGATCATATTTTTTAACCACTCTTTGGTTTCGTGAAGTGTGGGTTGGCCTTCACTGTCGCCGCACATATCTTCACCAACATCAATGGTGATTTCAAATTTAAATGTTTGCATTTTATTCTCCTAAGTTTGCGTTAATAATTGTATCCAGAAAAACTATAATTTCTGGAAGGTGAATGCAGGCTAGGGCAAATAATGCCATAGCCAAACCATCTTTGATCATTGTGATGTTCATGCCGCCACCTATTCGTGGAACTGAAGTAGATTGCTAAAATCTACATCGTAACCATCAAGGGCATATAAATCATTATTACAGTTACCACCAACATCGTGATAAATATAACCGCCAGCAACTAACGATCCAAAAGTACCCTCAGCTTGCTTTTGCGTCCAACCAGCATTTACAAGGTCTTCAGCTCTTACATATACCCAAGGGTCTTCAACTAAATCTGCAACACAAGTGCCGCCCATTACATTTAAGCAATTTTTGATTAAGGCAGTCATTGCGGCGCTTTGATTTTCAGTAAGTGTCATTTTGTATTCTCCATTTATGTTTGTGTTATTCGTGTAATCTAACAGATTGTAAGATAAGGTCAAGCACAATGATATACAAATGATATATTAAGTGCTTGACCTGAGTGAGTATTACCAATCCTCACCATTGATTTTTACTTTTGTAGGGCGCTGGATAATAGTTTGCTTAACACCATCGCGCTCTCCATGCTCTTTAATTTTTGCCATGCAAGTTACATCAGTGCCTTTTTTTGACCAGCCATTAGATCCTTTATAAACAACGATGTCATTATTCTCATCGCGGCATATATTAATGTATGTCGTGCCGTAATATCCTTCCAGAGCCACAACGTGCTGTACTGTTAGGCTGAACGCCTGACGTTCACCAACAACGCCCACCCACTTGCAATCAGCGTCAGCCGCTTGGCGTTCAGCGATCAGTGCCGCACGTTTGTCGATAATTTTTACAACCGCATTGCGCTGGCCTTCAGTTAAAGACCCATATTCATCTAATGCTTTTTCCATTTTACCAAGAAAACTATCAGCATTATCATAGCTAGACCCAGCTAGAAATTCTGTAATTTCCTGCGCGCGTTCATCATTAGCGTAAAACTTTTTAGCCCTGCTTTTTCTAGCATTGGCTTTTATGCTTGCCTCAACTGCGGCTACATATCTTGGGTTATCCCATTTATCGTGATAATCATTTTCGTGCCAGCTCATGTTAATCTCCATTTGTGTTTGTGTTATTTAAGTAATCTAACAGATTATGAGATAAGGTCAAGCACTTTATATATCATTTATATATCATTGTGCCTGACCCTATCAGTTATTTACGCTCGTAATCTGCCCATTGCTGGTACATTTTTTCCCAGCCCCATTTTACAAATTTAGCCATGTCATCGCCTTCCTCGATGCCATGATTAAACGCAAATTGTTTTAGGGCTGATGTAAGCTCAATTTCTGGAAACTCAACAGCCAAATCGATTGCTTCATTGTAAGCATTTTCCCAAGTTGTATCCATTATTTAATCTCC